TGGGATAGTTGGTTTCCTGTTAGTAAGTTAGAAGAGAAAAAGAAATTTTATTCTGATAGTGGAATGCCTCATAAGTTTTATCAAGAATATATGATGCAAGTTCAAAGTGAAGAAGATTCTATATTTAGCAGAAATCATTTAAAATATCACGATGGTTCATATAAAATTGATACAGATACTGGAATACCATATATATATATTGATGGCAAAGAAAAACCAATTAATGTATTTGCTGGAGTTGACCCAGCTACAGATAGTCAAAGATCAACATCTGATTATAGTGTTATTATGGTTGTTGGAGTAGATGAAGAAAATAATTTATATGTTCTTGATTATATACGAAAAAGAGGATTACCTGTGTTAGGCATTCTTGGTGAAGATAAAAAAGGAATAGTAGATTATATGTTTGATATACAAAATACATATAATCCAAACTTATTTGTAGTAGAAGATACTACAATGTCTAAACCTATTTTTCAATCTTTGCGTAGTGAAATGCGTAGACGAAATGATTTTAGTGTAAAATTTCGTGAAGAAAAACCTGGAACTAGACAAAGTAAATTAGATAGAATACAAGGAATACTTGCTCAAAGATTTGCAATAGGTTCAATTCACATAAAAAAAAGTCATTTTGATTTAGAACATGAAGTATTAACTTTTGGACCAAGAATGGCTCATGATGATACTATTGACGCATTAGCCTACGCATGTAAATATGCATCCCCACCTAAAAACCTTTCTGTCTCTAAACGTGGAGTTTATTCAAAATATAAGCCAAGAGCAAAATCTTGGGTAGTAGCATAGGAGAGAAAATGAGTTTAAAATTAATTGCATTAAAATTAGCAGAACAACAAGCTGATGAACTTGGTAAAAAAGCAGTTGAATGGGTTCAGTCTGATGAGTTTCAAGAAGACTTAGCTAGTAAAATTAATAAAAAAATTGATATACCTTTTGTATCTGAAGAAAAAGAACAAATATTTTTTGAAAAATGTGTTGATTTAGTAGCTGATGTAATAGAAGGTCTATTTAAGGATAAATAATTTTGACACAAAAAGAAAAAGCAAATAAAGTAAAAAGACTCTATGATTCTGTAAACGACCAATATAGAACTGATTGGGAAACAGTAAATCAAGAAGGTTATGATTTTTACTTAGACAATCAATTGTCGAAAGAAGAAGTAGAAGCATTAACTGAACAAGGAATGCCTACTTTTACAGTAAATAGAATTATTCCTGTAGTAGAGATGCTTAACTTTTACGCTACCGCCAATAATCCTCGTTGGCAGGCTATAGCACAAGAGGGTAGCGATTCTGATGTCGCTGCTGTGTTTAGTGATATTGCAGATTATGTTTGGTCTCAAAGCGATGGTGCTACCCTCTATTCTAATGTTATAAATGATGCAGTTACTAAAAGTGTTGGTTATTTAATGATAGATGTAGACCCTAATGCTGATAGAGGAATGGGTGAAGTAGTAATAAAAAATCCAAATAGTTTTGATCTTTTTATAGACCCTAAATCAAGAGACCCTTTGTTTAGAGATGCTAGTTTTATGATTGTTAGAAAGGTAATGCCTAGAGAACAATTAATAAATTTATATCCTGAGTATACTGCAAAAATAAATAAAGCAAAAGGTAGTGATACAGAATACAATTATTCTCCTAATGAAGTAGCAAGTGCTGATTTTCAATCAAATGATATAAATATAGCATATGCTCTTGATGGTAGTGATAGTCCTCTTATAGAATACATTGAATGTTTTGAAAAAGAGCAAAGAGCATTTTATAATGTTTTTATACAGATACCTCCAAGTGAAGAAGATTTAAAACAAGCACAGAAACAAATAGCAGTTCAATTAGAAGAAGCTTCTCAAGAAATGCAAGTACAGATGCAAGAAATGGAGCAAAGATTAAAACAAGCTGTACAATCAGGCGAAATGTTAGAAGAACGTATGCAAGTAGAAATGCAGAAAATGATGAAAAAGAATGAAGGTGAACTTGCAATGCTTTCTACTAAGTTAATGAGTGAAGCTCAAGCTAAATTAACTACAAATAAAAACGAAATAATGTCTGAAAAGGCATACAATATATTGGCTAAAGATGAACTTTCTTCTAAGTTTATTGTAAATGCTATAAAATTTTATAAAACTATTGTTAAGCTTACTTGTACGATTGGCGACCAGTTCATTAAGGAGCGAGACCTTCCTAGTGAACACTACCCGATTATCCCTTTCACATATAAATGGACTGGTACGCCATTTCCATTAAGTGCAGTATCGCCATTAGTTGGAAAACAAAAAGAAATAAATAAAGCACATCAATTAATGGTTCATAATGCATCTTTAGGAAGTAGTTTAAGATGGATGTATGAAGAAGGTGCAATTGATACGAATTATTGGGAACAATATAGTGCATCTCCTGGTGCTTTGTTACCTGTTAATAGTGGTTATCAAGCTCCAAGTCCTGTGCAACCTATGCCACTATCTAATTCATTTGCAAATATTGTTGAAAATGGCAAAAGAGAAATGGAATATTTAGCTGGTATATATAGTCAAGCTATGGGAAATCCAAGTGGTGGCTCTGAAACATATCGCGGTATGTTAGCATTAGATGAATATGGTACTAGAAGAGTAAAACAATGGATGAAGTCTTCTATTGAACCAGCATTAGTACAATGTGGTAAAGTATTAAAAGATTATACTCAAAAAGTTTATACTGCACAAAAAGTATTTAGAATTGTTCAGCCAAATGATTTACAAGATGGAACTAAAGAGGTACAGATAAATATTCCAATGTATAATGATATGGGTGAAGCAGTAGGTAAATTCATGGATTATGGTGCTAGTCAGTTTGATGTAAGAATTATTAGTGGTAGTACGTTACCATTAAACAGATGGGCATATCTTGCTGAAATGAAAGAATTATTAAAACTAGGTGTTGTAGATGATATAGCAGTTCTTGCTGAAACAGACGTTAAGCAAAAACAAAAGATTGCAGAAAGAAAATCTTTATATTCACAAATGCAACAAAAGATTTCTGACCTTGAAAAGAAAGTAAAGGATTCAGAAGGAATAAGGCAGACTTTAGAGAGACAACTTGTTCAATCAGGTGTTAAAGCTAAAGTTATGCAAGTCGAGAATGAAGTGCGTAAAAATGTTGGTGAATCTCTTGTTAAAATGAAAGACACACAAAGACGTATGGCAGTAGACAGAGATGCAACAAAAGATAAATTACGCTTAATCGAACAACAAAGGAAAGCAAATGGAAATGGAAACAATGGCAAACCCACAGATTGATGAAGATACTGTACCTCAAGAAGCAGTAGAAGAATCAATTTTTGGCTCCGATGATAACCAGTTCTTTGCCGATCTAGACCAAGAGGTCAATGGAGTAATCCAAGATGATGATATCGTTGAGGATGTATCCGAACTACCACAAGTAGAAGAATCGGTAACTCAGGCTCCTATACAAGGTAACCCTGACTCTGAACAACAATATGTGGATTATGAGAAAAGGTATAGAGATTCTTCAAGAGAAGCTCAAAAAATGAAAGCACAACTTGATGAAATTCAACCTTTTATGCCTATCCTTAATCGTATGAATGAGGATGAAGGCTTGGTAGAAACAGTTAAAGACTACTTAATTAATGGAAAGACAACTGCAAATAATCTAGAACTTCCTGAAGATTTTGACTTCAGTATGGAAGATGCTTTGTCAGTACCTAATAGTGATTCAGCTAAGTACTTTAATTCTGTTATGGATAATGCAGTATCGCAAAAAGTCAATTCAATACTTGGAGCAGAAAAAGAGCGAAATCAACAGATTGCACAACAAGAACAGCAATCAAAAGACGCTGAAGCTTTTAGAAGCAAGATGAATGTAACAAATGATGAATTTGACGAAATGATGGATTGGGCGAATAATCATAAAATGACATATGAAGATATTTATTTTATGAAAAATCGTGATAAGATTTCATCTAATGTTAGTAATGCAACTAGAACAGATATGTTGAATCAAATGAGAACTGTAAGAGATATACCTACTAGTAATAGTAATGTAAATACTCCTGTAGTTAAAAAAGACCCTAATAAGGCAGTATTAGATGCTATCAAAAATCTAGATAATGGAGTTGATAATCTTTTCGGATAATTAAGATAATTAGAAAAGGAGATTACAATGGCAGACAATCCGTTTAATCTATCAAATCTAGGTCAAGCTCCCTTAGGTGGCGGTGCTGATGTTACAGTTTCACCAAATCAGTCAAAGATTGGTGATTTACGTAGACGTTATAATTTCGGCAGTGCAGTATCTGAGTTAGCTATTGACCAAACCCCATTTTTTAGGTTCGTATCGCAAGTTGGTTCTGAAGCAACTGACGACCCTGAATTTAAATCAACAGAAGAAAGACATAGCTTTCATAAAAGGTATGCTTATGTAAAAGGTATTCATGCCGCAGGTAGTGGTGCCCCTTCTACAACAAATGGTGATTATGTTGGTACTTTAATTGCAGCATCAGAATTTGCCGCAAACCAAGTATTTTCACTTAAATTAGAAGCTGATTTTCAGTCTGCTGGAAATGTACAAAGCATACTTGGACAAACTGCTATAGGAATTGGTTCAAGTGGAACAAAACCTATTTGGTTGTTAAAAGGACAATTAATAAAGGTTCCTATTTATCATGCAACTTCTGCTACAAATAGTGCTAAAATAAAAGATGACTACATGATTTGTAGAATAGAAGAAGATCCAAAAGATGTTGCTTCTGGAGCTGCTGATGCTAAAGTAGTAACTGTAAAAGTAGTTCGTGGTCCCGAAGCATTAGCTGGGCAAAACAGATATGCTTTTGCTGGTCAGTCCTATAGTAGTAGTTGGTCATTAACTGCTAGTGCATCTGAAGCTAATAAAGTATATGCAGTTGGTTCTGCATTTGCTGAAGGTAGTTCTTTTCCAAGTACCTATAAAGATTCTCCATACAAAGTTCGTACTGGATATACTCAAATCTTTAAAACTACTTGTCAAATGACTAACACTGCAAGAGCAACTGCTCTTAAACTTGTTCCAGATGAGTGGGCTAGAATATGGAAAAACAAACTAGTTGAGCATAAGTATGATATTGAACAAGCATTATTGTTTGGTCGTGGTTCATATGATGCATCTAATTCAATTGGTTATACTCAAGGTATCGTAGACTTTGTTCTTCAAGAAGGTAATATCTTCTCTTGGAGTACTTCTAAGTCTCAAGATGATTTTCTTGAAGATATGAGTGATTTCCTAGACCCTCGTTATAACAATGCAAATGCTACTCTTTTTATGTGTAGTACTGAAGTTTATAACTGGTTGCATAAAATAAGTGGTTATATGTCTCAAAATCTATTACAAGTAGGCGATAGCTCTAATAAACTAGGTCGTGCTGATATGGCTATGATTAGCAAATATAAGCAGTTTGGTTTAGATATTGCTAAAATCTCTACTCCGTATGGTGATATGAACATTACTCGTAACATTCATTTAGATAGTGGTCAAGCTGGTGCTTCTATTGTTGCTGTAAATATGCAACATGTAAAGTACAGACCATTAGCTGGAAATGGTGTAAATCGTGACACTGCGATTTATGTTGGAGTGCAGTCACTTGAGAACACAGGTACAGACAGAAGAATCGACCTCATTCAAACTGAGGCTGGTTTACAGTGTAATATGCCTGAAGCTCATGCGGTTTGGAAATAACCTAACCTTATAATGTTGTTTGAGGGGAGCAATCCCCTCACTCAACTAAGGAGTTTATTATGGCAACATGGAACAATCAAATAGCAGATATGGCAGGTCTAATTTCTAATGGTGAAAGCACTGCTACACATATGGATAATGCGGTTAAAGACGTTATAAATAAACTTGCAAGAATAAATCCTGAAATGATGCACATGTTTAGTGCAAATGTAAACAATTCGTCAGGTGAAGGATTTGTTACAATTACAGATAATAATATGATTTTTAAAGTAGCTAGAAGAGAAGGTTCTGTGTATAGAACATGTAGCGAAGCACCTTCTAGCTTAGAAGCTGATTTACTAGATGATGATAGTTTAAATAAAGCTACAGCAGAATATCCAAGATTTATAAGAAGTAATAGTAAAATTACTGTATTCCCTCAAGTAACAACTGCAAATTATATATCAGTTACAAAAGTTGTTTATGGTGCAGTATCGGGATTAACAAGTGGTAATGGAGAAATAGCTAATTTTCCAAGTGGAATGTATCCTATGGTTGTTTGTCATGCTTCTATGAATACTTTAATAGAAAAAATGGCAGAAAAGAAAACTGCTGGAGATATAGATAGTTTAGGAGATTTAGCACAAAGTGGAAGCGAAATTGGTGATATTAATGCACCAACTAATGCTGAGTTAAGTAATCCAGATAATTATTTTGCTAGATTAAGAGATTTAATAAACAATGAAGAAGATTTAGAACTAGCTTCTGCTCAAATAGAAAAAATAAAAGCATATTTAACTTGGTATGCACAAACTATTGAAGAAAGCAAAGTTGATTACAAATGGATGACTGAAAGATTATTGTTATTAAAAGATAGGTATGAAAAAATGTTTTTACCATACATGAAACAATCACAACAACAAGAAAGAAGTGAATAATGAGTTGGGCAAAAATAGAAATAGTTCCTTCAACAAATTATAATACTAAATCTTCTGATGCTTCAACTTCTTATAGCAGTAATGCTATAAATGCTTCTAATTCTTATAATTCATCAGAAATAAATAATTCTACAAATTATAATATATTAAGATATTTATTTTATGGCTCAAAACAAGATTTAGGATTATTAAATTGGGATGAAATAGTTTTACAAAATTGGGATGAAATATGAAAGTAAAAGAATTAATGGAAAGAGTTGGCACTACTAATTTTGGATTTACTAAAGCATATATAAATGATGGTATGCGAGAAATAAATAGCATGATTGAAGAGTCAGTAAATATTGCAAAAGCTAATTTAGTAAAAGACCAAAGATATTATGCTTTATCTGATGATGATATATCTGGAATGATAAAAGTTTTAAATGTTTCAATATTAGATAGTGATGACGGAGTTTATCATAATATTGCAAGAGTAATTGGAAACGTAAGTGTAGATAAGGATCAAACATGAGTGAGCCATTAAGAATTAATGATACAAAATACGGATATTATATAGAAGGTGGTAATATTGGTATCTTGGAACAAAATAAAGAAACAGGTAAATTTGACAGTGTAACTTCTGATATTACTAATGGATTATTAGTTAGATATACAAAAGTACCTGATGCCCCCACATCTGAATCTTCTGAAATACCAATGGATGAATCACTTGCCCTTGCTCTTGTTGAGTATGTAAAAGCAAAACAATTTGAACAACTTGGTGATTATGAAAAAAGACAATTTCATATGCGTGAGTTTAAAAAAAAAGTAATGACTTATTCTAGAGATAGAAATGGTGGTCCTAGAATAATAATGCCTCATGGCGTTACAGCTATAAAATAAAGGAGAAATTATGGGTCTAATAAATTATGGAAATAAAGGCTTAAACGATTTCGCAGTACAAGAAAGTGTAGCACCTTTTGTAAAGGCAGTTGCTGCTGACACAACTAATGGTAATGATGCTTGCAGAGCAGTTCATATGAAAGGAACTTCTGCAAATGTAAATCTTACTGTTGATGGAGTAGTAGTGGCTTTTCATTTACTAAAAGGACATACATATAATATATGTGCTACTAAATCAAGTTCTGCTGACGTAGTATTTTTATATTAGAAAGGTAATTTAATATGGCTTCACTCGCTGGAAAAAGACCGAGTAATACATATAAAGACCTTCTAACAGTACATGGGTCTACTCCTAATCAAGGATTAGAAAGTACTGCCAAAAGAGTTTTTGATGGTGAAGGTATAGGTAGTCCATTATATCTTGGAACAGACACATTAGATATTATTGGTGCAACAACAATTACTGGAGATACTACAATTACAGGTGATTTATCTGTATCGGGTGAATTAGTAGCTGGTACATTATCTATAAATAGCTTAACAGGAAATATGTCTATTTCAGGTGATTTAACAGTAGATGATATTTTAGCAGATGATATAAAAGCAGATACAATTAGCCTTAGAGATCAAACAAATGACACTCAAGTTCCAATAGCTAGAATGAATTATGATGCTACAAATGGTGCTAGAATTAATTTATTAAGACCTGTAATAATGAAAAATAAAATTGAAATCAACGGACCAAATGGAACATTGATTTTAGATGCTGACAATGGTTTGGAAGCAAAAGGTGATGGTACATTAAAATTAAAAAACGTTTCATCGTTACCATCAAGTCCGAATGACGGAGATATAGTTAACAAAGGTGGTGAAGTTTTTGTGGCTACGCCATAAACCATCAATAAATAAAATAGGAGTAACAAATGGCAACATTTAAAAAGGTGGTTACTGAAACAAATGCAGATACTATTGCTCAAAGTACTACAGGTTCAGCAGCCACATTAACAACAGCAAGAGCAATTGCTTTATCAGGAAATATAACTGGTACTGCAAATTTTGACGGAAGTGCTGGTATAAGCATTTCATCTACATTAGCTGATAGTGCAGTAGCAACTGCAAAGATAGCAGACACAGCAGTAACAACTGCAAAAATTGCTAATGATGCAATAACTCAAGGTAAAATTGCAGATGATGCAATCGGTCCTGACCAACTAGCAAGTAGTTCAATAAATCATCCTAGTAAATTTGCTGATGATGTAGTTACTGCCGCAGCAATTGGTGCTAATGCAGTAGGTGCTAGTGAGTTAAATGTAGGTAGTAATGGAACTTCTGGTCAAGTTTTAGCATCAGATGGCGATGGTACATTTAGCTGGGTTGATGCACAAACAGGAGATATAACAACTGTAGGTGCTGGAACAGGTTTAAATGGTGGCGGTGCTAGTGGTGATGTAACAATAAATCTTGACAACACTATTACCAATGTAACATCACTTACAAACGATGCATTATTAGTAGGTGTATCTTCTAATAAACCTAGAATTAAATTTGACTTTGATGGTACACCAACAGAAGGTAGAATATTATTTGGTATTGATTCTGATACAGACACTATGGAGTTTATAAATAGTGGTACTGCTTCTGCTAACCAAGATATATTACGACCAACTGCAAATAGAAGTGTTCAATTAGGTTCTTCTAGTAATACTTGGGAAGATATTCATACAAGAAGTATAAGAACTGTATTTTTTCATTTGAATGGTACTCAAGTTACATCTACTGCTGCTGAATTAAATATTCTTGATGGTGTAACGGCAACTAAAGATGAAATAAATCTTTTAGATGGAGTAACTGCAACAACTGCTGAATTAAATTATGTTGATGGAGTTACATCTAATGTTCAAACTCAGCTTAATGCAAAAGCACCTTTAGCAAGTCCTTCTTTTACTGGCAATGTTACTGTTGGTGGTGACTTAACAGTAAGTGGTGCAACAATAACTACATCTACTGAAACATTAGAAATTGCAGATAATACATTATAGTGATCTTAGCTCAAGTAGTGCTGGTGTAGATGCTGGATTTGTAGTTGAGCGTGGAAGTAGTGGTGACAATGCCGCATTTTTCTATGACAATAGTGATGCATCATGGAAAGTTGGAACAAGTAGTTCACAAGCGTTGCCTACAGATGGTGCAAGAATAGCATTACAATCTGTAAAAGCTAGTTTAGATACTACAGATGAATCAGTACCTGTTGGTGGATTCCAAGTAGCTGGTGGTGTAGCATACGTTAGAACTGCATAAAAGATTCACAAAACTTATGTCAAGACTTGTGAAGAAAAACAAAATAGAACAAAAAGTTAGTATCCCAAATCAAACTCAAAAATCGAGTCTTGGTGTAAGGGATACTGATTTTTTGTTGAGGCTTATTAAGAGAAGTACGTTTGAAGGTAGTGAGATAGAACAAGCCTATAGTGTAATTAGTAAACTAGGAAACATACATAGGAGTTATCTTGAAGATTGAATTAACAGCTCAAGAGCTTGATGTTGTAGTACAAGCTATGATGTCAGCAAGTATAAAAGGTGAAGCATCAGTAATGTTTGGTGCTTTGTTGCAAAAGTTAGCTGGTATTCTTGAAAAAGAAGTTGAAAAACTTAAAAAACAGGAAGCTAAGTAATGGCAACATTTCAGAAAATTATTTCTGAAAATAGTGCAGGGCAAGTCAGAATCAGCAATAGGCTTGGTATTGGCTTGTCCGAAGCACCTTCAGCACCTTTACATATAGAAAATGGAAATAATGGTCATGCCGTTATAAGACTTGAAGATGCTAGAAGTGGTGATAACTCTATTACTGCTGGTGGTAGACTTGATTTTCATTCAAACCATATTCAAGCTAATAAATCGTTAGGTCAGATTATTTATGAGCAAGAAGGTTCTCATCATCAAAATGTAAGGTTTCTAATTAAAGGTACACTTGCAGGTGTAGGTGGTAAAAAACTTGTAGTTAATGACGATAATGGTAAGTGGAGTTTTTATAATAATTATACTGAAGATTTAGCTTTAGTAATTAAAAATCAAAAGCTTGGTGTTGG